TGATTAAACAAAAGTTGGAACTTCTGAAAGAATTTGAAAAAGATATAAAAGTAAATGCTAGGGTTATTTCTGATTATAGGCAAGCAGAATTAGAGGAACAACTTGTAAATAATGAATTAAGCAGAAATGCTTTAGAAATTCAAAAAGAACGTTTGGAGATTGAGAAATCTAAGACTAACACAGATAAGATTGACAACAAAATAGAAATTGAGCTGATAGACGTATGAGAATAAAGACTAAAATAAATAAACATTTCAAAGATTTAATAAAAGATAACGAAAATCATATATATTTTATGCTTGGTGGATACGGAAGCGGAAAATCTTATGTTGCAGCCTTTAAATTGATAATAAAATCAGCAACAGAAAAAAGAAAAATCTTAGTAGTAAGACAAGTAAAAGAAAATTTGAGAGGGAGTTGTTTTGCTGATTTGACAAGTGCCATTGAAACGTTAGGATTGGAACAATATTTTTATATAACTACAAGTCCACTTAGTATTAAATGTATTGCTACTGGAAGCGAGTTTATTTTTAGAGGATTAGATGATGTAAGAAAAATTAAATCAATTAAAGACATCGACACTATTTGGATTGAAGAATGCGATGAAATTGATTTTAAATCATTCAAAGAGTTGAAAAGTAGATTAAGAAGTATCAAAAATCGGAACATTATGATTTTAACCACAAATCCAAACGAATATGGCGTATGGACTTATAAATATTTGGTTGGACTATTAAATAAATTTAATATGCAAGAAAATGATATTTATGAGAAAAGGATAATAAAGTTAAAAGATGTAACACAATTGAAAAACGGAAGTATATTTACAGAAAACATATATTTACATCATTCGGTATATACAGATAATAAATTTTTGCCTGACAATTTTATAGCAGACTTAGAAACAGAAACAGATGACTATTTAAGAGCAATAAAGACATTAGGGAGATTTGGAAGTGCTGGAGATACATTATTTAGAAATTTACATCATATAGAGCAAAGCAGGATAGAAAAATTAATTGAAGGTAAATGGAATAGATTTGCTGGATTCGATTTTGGTTTCAGCAATTCCTATAACGCAATAGTAAGAGTTGTGATAGATGAGGAATTGAACGATTTGTATATCTATGATGAATTTTACGATAATCATTTAACCGATGTAGAAATGTTGGAAACTGAAATGATACAGAAATTAATAAATGACGGAGAAGTTGTTTATGCAGATAGTGCTGAGCCAAAGGCAATTGCTTTTTACAATATGAATAATCTAATGATTAATCCAGTCAAAAAAACGAGCGACATAAGCAAGGCTGGAGTTAAAAAGATACAATCATTTAGAAATATATTTATTGATAAAAATGTATGCTCTAACACATATAGAGAGTTGACGGAAATGAAGTGGTTTTTCAATAAAGATGGACTAATAGCAAAAAATCCGAAAACACAAAAACCATTTAACATTGACCCACACAGTTTTGACGCTATCAAATACGCTTTGAGTGACTATACACCATATATATTAAATAAACATTATTACAAAGAGGAGGTGGATAATGAGACTTAACATTTTTTCAAAAGGATTTTGGAGTACCAGGTCGCCAGTTACGTTATCTGAATTTATAAATAATTATTCTCTTGGAGACGAAAGTCCTGAAAAGTTTTTGAGCCAGTTGTATAAAAATCCTTTTACATCAAGTGCTATCACAAGAATAAATGAAGCAATTAACAATTTAAAATGGGGAACATATAAAAAAGGATATGGGGATAATGTTAGAGATGTTAAAAGCAGCTATGTGCTAAATACATTGCAAAATCCTAATTCCTTGCTTAATACAGACCAATTTATAAATTATTTTGCTTTGTATTATATTTTGTTTGGAGAACTGCTTGTAATGAGAGTTGACTTATTCACAAAAGCCGAGCTTATTTTATTCAAAAAAGGCTCTTATCACATTGAGTACGATAACGAAAATGTGTTGAACGGAATTAAATCAATAAGAATTAACAACAAGGAATACAAGGGCGAAGATTTAAAAATGTTTCACTATATAAAAGGTGTGAACATTTACGACAATATCGCCGGAGCAGGACACGGAATAAGCAAAGTGCAATCTTTAACCGCTTTACACAATTACTGGTGTTACATAATGCAATGGAACAACAGCATATTAAAGAATGGCGGTAAGAGAAATCTTATAATCGTTGTTAAAAGGTTCCTGAACGCTTTTAAGAAAAAGGAAATTAAGAACGAAATAGAGCAGAATAGCGGTTCTAGGAATGTAGGGAAAGCACTTATCCTAGATGGAGAGGGTGCAGAAATAAAAGAGGCAGACTTTTCACCACAGGACTTTGATTTTTTAAATGCTATGGACGAAATAAGGAACACAACTGCTGCTGTAATGAATGTGCCGAGTATCTTAATTGGGGATAGAACAAACAGCAAGTTTAGCAACTATAAAGAGGCTAAAAAAGATTTGTATACAGAGAACATATTGCCACTTGTCGAACAAATAGCTGAATATCTTAACAACATAATGAAGGACAAGTTAGAAAGTAATGAATACATAGATTTTGACACAAGCACAATTGGAGTACTTAAAGAAGACAGAAAAGAGAAAATGGCAATGCTTAATAATCTTAGTTATTTAACGATAAATGAAAAGAGGGCAGAGCTTGAATATCCACCTGTTGAGAATGGAGATGATATTTTAATCAGTACATCAATGACACCACTCAAAGAAATATACGAAGACGTAAAACCAGTTGAGGAGGAAGATGATGGCAAAGAAGAAGCGGAAAACGAAGAAAGTTAAGCTGACTAACTCACAAAAAAAGATACTGGCAAAAAGGCAATTGAAAATGCGAAACAGGTTGATATTAAAGCAATTTAATAGATTAAGATTAGTATTCAAACAGCTACGTGGAGAAATTGATGTAAACGAACAAATGTTTTTGAGTGAATTTGCCTGGGAAACGTTTAGCAGTCAATTATTCAATGAATTAAAAAAAGGGATACTCGAAACAGTAAGTGAAACATCTAATTTTTTAATTACGCATCGTGGCATTGATGAAAAATTAATTCCAGCAGTTAAGAACAAAACATTAAAAGCATTAAGTAAAAAGGTAATTGCTGAAAAGGTAACAAATATCACTAAAACTACGAAAGATATTTTAAATAAAATCATAGTTCGTGGGCAGGAAAGTGGTACGAATATTAAGGATATTGCAAAAGAGATAACTCAAAAAGTAAAAGGCATGGAAAAGAAAAGGGCAATGATTATTGCAAGAACTGAAACAGCCACTACTGCAACAACAACGTATCACAATGGATTGGAGCAGGCAGGACTGGAAAAGACTTGGTGGCATGTTGGTGGTGGTAAAACTGACAGGGAAAGCCATTTGAAATGTGATAAGGAAACTATCCCGGCAAATGAAACTTTTAGTTGCGGACTCAAACATCCACATCAGTTGGGAGCACCAGCGAGCGAGATTATAAATTGTCATTGTGAATTAATATAAAGGAGGTAAAAATGCCAGAAAAATTAGAAAAAAGTATGTCTGTTGGTTTAACTTTGAAACAGGAAAATGAAACAGAAAAAGGGATAATCGAAGGGCAGTTGGTAACACATAGCGTTTTAGATGCTTATAGCGATGTATTTACTAAGGAATCGTTAGATAAAGTAGATAAGGATAAAACTTATTTCTTGTTGCATATGCACAATTGGGAACGAGAACTAGGAGTAATGAAATTACATCAAGATGAGCAAGGAAATCTTAAATTTATAGGACAATTAGATTTATCCACAGATGATAATGGAAATGCACTTAACAAAGAAGCTCAAAAAGTATATTCAATGATGAAAAAAGGTGCGAATTATCAAATGTCTGTAGGCGGACTTATCAAAAGCCGTGATTTTGGAAAATTCAATACAGATAAAGGAGATATGGATGTAAGGTTTATTAAAGAGTTTGAGGTTGTGGAAGGTAGCATTGTGTTAAAAGGTGCAGTACCTGGAGCGACTGTGCAAGCAGTAAAAGGCGATAATAATATAAATAAAAATAAAGGAGATGATAATATGCCAAAAAATATTGAAGATTTGGAAAAAGGAATGAATCAAAACACAGAGGATATTAAAAAAGCAAATGAAGATTTAACTGGAGCTTTGAAAAAAAATAAAGAGTTGGAAGAAAAAATTGACAAGGCAAATGAAGAACTTGAAAAAATGGGAAAAACATTAGACGAAGTTATGAAAAAAGGTGTAGCAAATCCTGAAACCGAAGAGAAAAAAGCAAACGATGCGTTTGAAAAATATTTAAGAACTGGAAATAAAGAGATTGAGGGATTAGAAAAGGCTGCAATAGGTACAGGACAGGCAACTGTATTAATACCGACAATTTTATCGCACGAAATTTTGAAAGAAGTAAAAGAGGTATCTAATTTCTTAATGAAAGGTAAATTTTATACAGGAAGTGGAGATTATATTAAAATCCCAGTTAGAAATGAAATTACAGGTGCTAACCAAATTGTAAAAGAGGGGCAAGGAAACACTCAAGACGGTACACTTGGATATACTCACATCGAATTAAGAGCGGGATATAGACAAGTAAGATACCCAATTACTGATGAACTGGTACAAGATAGTGCATTTGATATGGTTGGAGAACTTAAAGAAGCAATATCAGAAGAGTTTGGGCAAACATTGTCTGAATTAACTGTAAAAGGACCATATAACGCTTCAACAGAACAATTTATTGAGGGATTTTTAACAAATGCAACAGTAACTGGTGCAGCTATTACAACAGCGACAGTTAAAAAAGTAACAGCTGATGACTTAGTTAAACTAGAAACGGGAATGAAAGCAAGCTATAGAAAAGGATCAGCTTACTATGTTTCGCCTAAACTTTACGAGGAAATGAAGTTATGGAAAGACGGTGATGGCAGATATTTGTGGATGAACATCCTTGAAGGTGCAACAATGAAATTTAATGGTTATCCAGTATATGTCGAGGAGTTTTTGGAAGACATAGACACAGGCAAATATCCAGCAGTATTCTGTGATTTTGGAAAAGGTTATGCTTACTATCAAAAAAAAGGGTTTGAACAAGAATTGAACAGAAAAGTAAATGAAAGAATTACAGAATACTACACAAGAATCAGAATTGGTGGAGGAGTAATCAGACCTAAAGCATTCTCAGTTTTAAAAGTAAAATAGAGGTGGTTTAAATGCTGATAACAGTAAATGACTATGAAAAAATAACGGGGACAACCTTAGCTGACGACGAAAAAGCTAGGGTTGAAACCTTGCTTGGTGTTGCAATTAGTCAGATTGAAAATATAACTGGATATAAATTAGAAGTTGAAACACTCACAGAGGATTATGATTATAATAAGCGGATTTACTTAAACAAACGTCCAGTTGTTGAAATTGTAAGTATTAATTCTGATGATGAATATAAAAGTCGTGGGAATTATATTGAGTTTGTTAATTTTAGTAATTGTCCTTGCAATACAAAAGAAAAAGAAATTGAAGTAACTTATAAAGCTGGATATGATGAACTGCCAGACTGGCTGAAATACGAAATATCTATGCTTATGAATGATTTTATAAACAGTATGGATGAAGAGGCTAGCAAGTATAAAACTTATAAGATTGATGATATTTCTTATTCATTCGTGGATTTCACAAGCAACAAAAGAGAAAAAATTGAGAGTATTGTGAGGCGGATATATGGCTGAAATTGTATATGAATTAGAAGCGTTAGAAAAACTGGATAAGGAACTGAAGTATTTGAATTCTCATGCTGTTAAAGTTGGAGTTTTAGGAGATGGGAGTAATAACGGTGTTTCGGTTCAAGATTATGCCATTTTCAATGAATATGGTACAAGCCGTGGCATTCCGCCGAGACCTTTTTTCAGACTTTCTGTAGGTACTGCAAACGCACAAAATGAAATAAAGGAATACATGAAAAAACAAGTCGAACAAGTTATTCAAGGAGGAATGACTGGGCAACAGGCTTATGAAAATCTGGGAACATTTGTAGTTCAAAAAATCAAAAAAACAATAGCAAGTGGGAACTTTGCAGCACTTAATCCACAAACTATAAAGAAAAAAGGACACAGTAAACCGCTTATGGATACTCACTCACTATATAATTCAATTAATTATGAGATTGTAGGTGTATAAAATGACACATAAAACATTTATTCCAAAACGCTTTTTCAGCAAGTGCAAAATATCAAAAAGAACAAGTGAGTGGATTAATTCGGAACTGGTTGAAGTTGATGAAAGTATAGAGTTCGAGGGGGCTGTGTTCAATCTTAATAGGCAAGACATAAGTATGCTTATAGACCAAGGGATACAAGTGACTTTGGATACTAAAAAAATATATTGCTACATTGATATAGATTTAAAAGATACTATTGAATTTGAGGGAAACAACTATATTGTGACAACGGCTAAGAACTATATGAAACACGATGAACTTAGAATTTATTATATTGAAAGGGTGCAAGAATGAAAAATGAAATATTAAGAAAATTGCTAGCCAGTTTCGTAGATTTCCAAGTTATTCGTGATAATTATGTAGCTAAAAAGCCAACAGAATGTGCTGTTATGCACACGATAAGTCTTAACAAGTCTGCATACAGTGCATATAGAACTGTCGAAAAGACAGATACGCAGATTAAGGAAAAGGCTTTGAGGTTAGTTGTTGCTTATTTACAATTTGATTTTTATGCTCCAACACAGTCAAGAGCAGAAGAAATGGCGAGCGAGTTGCTTGAGGTTATAGTATTTAAAAAAAGACATGATCTTATCAGAAACGGATTTGGATTAAGTGATGATGATATAGAAATAAAAGATTTAACTTTCCTTGAGAGCAGCCAGTACATTTACAGATTTAGCTTTGATGTAGAAATGAACTGGCGAGAATCAAGTGAAAGAACAAGACAATTAATAAAAGATGTAGAAGTAAGAACGGAGGTAAGTAATGGCTAAGAAAATAAAAGTAACAGTAATAAGACCGACAAAGCCTTTATTATTAGGTGATTTTGGAAAAGTCTTATTTATAACTAAAGAGGCAGATAAACCTTACAAGAAGTATACAAAATTGGATGATGTTAAAACAGATTTTGGAGCTAATTCTAAAATGTATAAAGGCGTGGAAACATTTTTGTCGCAAGAGGACAGTGATGGAAATGTAATCCAGCCAGACGTTTGGTACTGTGCAAGCAAGACAACGCCAAACGAAGAATTTTTAGATAGTTTGCCAACTGGAGATTTTTATGGTGTAATTGTAGATTTTTATGATGAAGAATTTACAAAGGCGTTGGCTAAATGGCTAACTAGAAATGTTAAGTTTGCGATTGTAGTTAATTCAACAGCTGAGAATAATAAATTGAAAGAAAGTGTAAGAATATACTTTATGGCAGGAAAAGCTGAAGGCGGAAACTTGGATATATTTGGATTGCCAGCTTACACATTTGCTCAAGGAATTAATGGACGTTGGAGCGACAGAAGAATATTAGGAGTAGATCCGTCAGCTAAAACTTTGACAGAAGAAAGCAATAATGAGAAAGGGAATATTAATTGCACTAGAAGTTTTGTTGGATATAACGCTGTGACAAGTGGTTCTTGGTGTGCTGACGGTGTTAGACATGCAGACCAAACGATTAAGATAGACGCAATTGTACATAACATTGAAACTAATTTGTCTAGAATGTTAATTGAAGAAAAAAATACAACAATGGACGGCGAAGGTATTCCGAAAGTTGAAGCATTATTAAATAGAGTAATGTTAGCAATGGGCAAACAAGGAGCAATTGCCAAGAATAACAGTGGCGAATACTTGTTTAAAGTTACAGTCCCAAGCATTGAGGATACCTCTGCACAAACAGGGTTGACTGTAGACGATTATATTAATCGTACGCTTAGAAATGTAAAAATTGATTTTACAATCAGTACAGAAATAGAAAAAATTGAAGTTACATTGGTTTGGCACGACGAACCATTAACGGCATAAGGAGGTAGAAAATGGGAAATAGTTTTTTAGAAAAGTCATCTGACTTAAGTTTAGTGGACTTAATTATAAATTTTCCTGGAGTAGGAGATGGATATTTAATTAAAGAAGCTACTGAGATAGAAAATAATCCAACAGAGGACTCACATACATTAAGTGATCCTGGCATAAAGGGAAACGTTATAACAATACAAACTAGAGTTACAAAAAGAGAAATAAAAATTACAACTATCAAAGGATCTGACGATGACATATTTTTAACAAAATGTAATGCAAATCCAAAAGGTGTGTTGGGAACATTAACTTATATAGACAATTCAGGAATGAATAAAATTGTAGGAATCGGAGAAGGTGTGTCAATTCAAAAAGGTGGAGAAAGAAAAAATAATACTAAAGACGTCACTATTGAATATACTGTTCAATGTGCAAAATATACTGAAAAAGTTTAGGAGGATTTAGAAAATGACAAACAAAGAAAATGAAAGAACAGAAGAAAAGAAAATGGAACAAGAAAATAATGTTTTTATTGATAATTTAGGAAGGTTGAATATTAAGGAACAAGAGATATATGTGGATGCGGAAGGAACTTTAAAAGAATTTGATTTTAGACTAACTAAGCCACAAAATTATCAGGTTTATACAAATGCCTTATTAAAATTTTCAACAGATAAAGATGTACCTGCATTTGCAGCAACGGTGTTACCAAAAATGGTAGAAAAACCGAACGAAGCTAGAAAACTCAACTTTTTTGAATATGATGAAGAAGCATTATTTGAATTGGTTGCGGCTATTATTGATTATATGGGTAAGCCCAAAGAGAAGAAGAAAAGAAAATTGAACATGACCTTGAAATAGCGGAAGAACAATACAACGACCCTATGATTAAAATGAAATGGGAATTTATTGTTAAAAAGGAAATAAAAGACCCTAACATTGTCTTAGATATGGATAATGTTAGGTTTTTCCAATGGTGCAGGGCGATAATGGATTTTAAGGAAAAGGAGGGATAGAATGGCTGGTGGAAATAAATTAGAAATATTATTGAGTGTAAAAGCTGAAGATAGCCCAATAAACAAATTAAAATCAAAAATGCAATCTTTATTACCAGCCGCTTCAAAAATAGAAGAAAAGCTATCAAAATTAGGAAGCAAAATAAAGACAGATGGAATAACTAAATTGCAAAATGCAATGAACGGAATGGACATGAAAATCGCAAGAATGAAAATACATTTTTCAAATTTTTTGGCTGGCGATAAAGTATATAATTTTGTTAATAGTTTTTCCAAAATTCCTAAAATCGGAGATGCAATAAGTGGCAAACTATATAAGTGGGTTGACAAATTAAATGTTGGTGTAAGAAAAGGTGGATTGCTGCAAGGAGTGTTTGAGAAATTAGGTCCTAAAATAAAACAGGCTTTCAGTGGAAAAAGTTTAGAAAATTTTAAAAATAAATTAAACTCTATAAAAGAGAAAGTGGGTAGTTTAATAAGTAAATTTTCCAAATTTGGTACAATTACTGGAGCTATTAGTGGATTAATTGGTGGAATAAGTTTTGCTGGAATAGCTAAAGCATCCGATGAAAATTCGCTTAGAAATTCAAGGCTTGGAATGGTGACAAATGATGTTGCTGGATTGAAACAAAAAACATTTAAAGCATCTCAAAGTAGTGGGGCAGATTACGGAGCTCAATTAGATTCAATTGCTAAGTTAAAAATGCTTACTAAAGGACTATTTAATGATGATGAAGCTGTTAAATTTACAAGTACGTTAGATAAAGCGTTTAAAGTATCAGGAACTGGAGCAGAAGAAGCAAAGTCAGCCATGTATCAATTAAATCAGGCAATGACTTCTGGAAAGCTGCAAGGTGATGAGTTTAGGTCAGTAATGGAAAATGCTCCAATTTTGGCTCAAAAAATAGCTGAAAGTATGGGAGTGTCTATGGGAGAACTTAAAAAACTTGGTTCCGAAGGTAAAATCACGTCTGATGTAATTAAAAATGCTGTATTGGGAAGCGCGGATGAAATAGAAGCCCAATACTCTAAAATGCCATTAACTTTCGGAAAAGTTTGGCAACAAGCACAGAATGCAGGGCAACAAGCTATGGACGGATTACTTACCAAAGTTAATCAATTATTAAACACTCCTGCTGGTCAAAAAATGGCTCAGGATTTACAAGGGGCATTTACTGGACTTGCTGGAATGGCTAATGGGGCATTAGATGGTATAGTAAATATTTTTGGAAAATTAAACTTTGGTCCTTTAATTGGACCGATACAACAAATAGGAACTGCATTGTCGCAAGCATTTAGCGGAGTTGGCGGAGAAGGACTTACAAACGGTATAGCTAATGGACTGAATATGATTATAAGTTTAGCTGGACAAGTTGCTGGAGTAATCAGACAAATGATTAGTGGTATTAATTTTGGACAAATAGGACAGATATTCAGCGATATTGGTAATGCTGTTATGACATTATTTGCTAATACTGATTTTGGAAGCATAGGAAATATGCTTGCAATGGCTTTTCAGCAGACTATGCAAGCTGTATCAATGCTAACGCCAGCACTTGCGCCTTTAATGCAGATATTTGCAGTCATTGTTAATTTAGCAGTTCAAATCGGAACTGCATTATTACCAATCGCTGGCATAGCCATGCAAATAGGTGCTGCTTTGATAGCCGCAATAGTTCCGGTTGCTCAAATAGTCATAGGAGTATTTGCTGGGATTGTTGGAGCTGTAGTTGGAGTATTTTCAGCAATAATTGGAATAGTTGCAAGTATTATGGGGGCAGTACTAGCGGTTATTGTAGGAATTATAAATTCAATCGGAGCAGCCGTCAATAAAGTTGCAACATTTTTCACTCAGGCGTTCAATAAGGCAAAAAGTGTAGCACAAGGAGCAATTAACGCAATCAAAGGATTTTTCAACGGCTTAGCAAGTACAGTAAGTAGTATTGCTAGTAAAATTGCAGGAATGTTTAATGTTAAGCCACCATCTTGGTTAGGATTTTTAGGCGGAGGAAAAGGTCGTTATATAGGAGACAAATCGTGGGAAGGTGGACCTGTTACCGTTGCTGAAAAAGGTGCGGAAATGATTAGATTACCTAGTGGACAACAGTTTTTAGCTAATGAAGAAATGACTATGAACTTGCCACAAGGTACTAGAATTTCAACAGCTGAGGCAACAAGAAAAATGATGAGGGACCAGTTTGGGAAGTCATCTAAAAAAGCGATTGACGGCAAAAAATCAAGTTCTGGCAGCAAATCAAATAACGGTGGAAGTTCACAAAATATTTTTTCTCCCACAATAGTTGTTGAAAATTCAGGTGGAAATGACAAAGAATTAACAAGAAAAATCGAAGAAATTTTAAGAAGATTCTTTGAAGAAAAATATTTGGCAATGGGAGGTTAAAATGGATTTCAGTAATTTGAATACAACATTACAAAATATAAGAAAAAACGAATATGGAAACATTGCCTATAAAAGTGCTAGAAATTTTGGAAAAAGAATGATTTTTAAAAGCGAATTAGGAAGCTGGGGTGCACGTATTCATGGTATTGCCCTTGCTCACTCCGATGAAGTTAATAAATTTTTTCAAGAAAATTACGGATTTACTGTTTTTGAAGAAGCAGAGAGATGTAAAATTAATGATATTCCGCTTGAATGGGTACAAATTAAGAGTGATGAAAGAAGTAGCGATGTAAAAACACATTCGCTTGAAGATAGAGACAGTACATTAATAAGTAGCAATGTTTCACATAGTAATAGAAAATACAGTATTTTTGTCGTATTGACTAATTTGGGAACTGAAAATGCTGAAAGTATTTATGAACAGATAGTTGAATTATGGCAAAAAAAGAAACTTTGTACAATTTCCACGATCGAAACGATAGAGGATATGATTATAACTAAAGTTTCGAGAAGCTATAAAACTCAGACAGCATTAGAATTTGAAATTGATTTTGAAGTTCTGGAGTTTGCTTATCTGATGAGAAAAGGTGAGATTCTAAATGCTGAATCAACTACATTAAAAGATGAGCAAAAGACAGGAGTGGCTGGAACTAAGACAAGTAATATTGAGTACAAGGGGTTTTTGAAATGAGAATAGAAATAGATAAAAATAAAATTCCTTATGTATTTACATTTAAAAGTGGCAGCGAGATTTTTTTACTTAGAATAAAGCATTTTAAGACAAATAATCGCATTTATTTGGATATTATGGATGAAGACGGGGAAATGTTGCTTGAAAATGAAAAATTGGTTTACGGCAGACCTGTTGGATGGTTTATGGCAAAAGATGAAAACGGAAATATTAACAACGATTTTCTAAATTGTCACATTGTGCCTCTTAGCTTTGATAAAAAAGAAGTTCCAATTACCTTCGAGAATTTTTGTGAAACTGTGTTTTTAGAATATTTTGATATAGAAGAGGAAGAGGACGATGTTGAATAAATTGTTTTTAGAAAGAACTGAAATTAAGATTGAAACGGATGATGGTGATTTAAATTTTGTTTTTCCAAAAGATTATAATTTAACAGATCCGAAGATAATAAACGGAGTAGAAATAAAATGGACTTATAAATCAGTAGATGAAGAGCCTAATGAGTTTAATATTGAAATAAAGGGGTTGACAAATACCACTATCGCAAAAATTAAATTAAAAGATGATGTAAGGCTCGTTGCTGGATATGGCACAGATATAGGGGAAGTTGCTAGCGGTATTATTACTAGAAAAGAAGTCGAGAAAAGAACTTTGAAATTAAAATGCCGAGAAGTTCCGGCAGACTTTAAAAAGTTAGTAAGTGCCGCATATGCTCCGAATACAACAGCAAGCACAATAATTAATGACTTAGCTAGCAAATGTGGTTTTACTGTGAAACAATGTGAACTCAAAAATGACAAAGTTTACAGTATCGGTGAAAGTATATTAGGCAGTGGACTTTACGAAATAGGACAAATTGTGAAAGATTGTGATAGCCAGATGACTACAAAAAATGACTTTATTTATATTTATCATAATGAAATTAGCACCGAAAAAGTTATTAAATTGAGTTATCAAAGTGGACTTCTAGAAGAACCGAAACCTCAAAATATTGAAGAAATAAGCTATAAAGTTGAAAAGAAAAAGGAAGAAAAAACAAGTAAAAAAGGTAGCAAAAAGTCTAAGAAAGGAAGCAAAAAATCTTCATCAAAGGGAGGTAAAAAAAGTGGCAAAAATAATAAAAGGAAAAACAAAGGAAACAAAAAATAATAGTTCAAAATCAAATAAAGGAAAAAAAGACAATAAAAAAGCTACGAAAAATTCAAAGAATAGTAAACAATCTAAAAAGTCTGAAAAAAAAGAAGAAATAAAATATGACTATGAAGTGAAGTGTCTATTAATTTATTATCTAAAAAAAGGTGATTTGATTGAATTGATAAGTAACGAAATATCTACTATATGTCAAATTGTAGAAATTGCTGATATTAGTGATTTTAAAATGACTTTGAAAGTCAGAGTTGTTAATAACGAATCTGATGTTAAGAAAAATAATGCTGAAATTAAGAAAATCGAAAAAGGAGAAAATAAAAAAGGAAAAGTTGCTCAAGTAAAAAGAAATAAAGGAAAAGGTAGAAGAAAATGATGGAAGAATATGTGAAAGCAATGCTTGGGAAAATAGATACATCTTTGATTGCTAAAATAACAAAAGTATATGGAAATGGATTCATGGATGTTGAACCAATGTCAGAATTTAGGGACGTTAAATTGCCTCCTATTTTGCATGTTCCAATGTGTCAACTAGGAAATAAAGAATTTAATTTAAAAGTTAAGTTTAAAACTGGTGACGTAGTTCCGATTTTAATTTTAAGCAGAGATGCTAGCGGATATATCACAAAAGAAAGTACGGCGGTGAATACAAACAAAAGGCACAATCTTACAAATGCTATCGCCTTACCTTTTTATATTCCAACCGATGTTAATCCTGATACAGAGCCAACATCTATTGGAATAAACGGAAATATTAAAATGGAAGGTAATATCAAAACTGGGAATATAGAAAGTGGAGACATTAAAGCAAAAAGTCTTGACACAGAAAGCGGAGTTAGTAAGGGTGGAATTCCTTACAACCATCCGTAGGAGAGTGATTTATGGACGTAAAATTAAATAACGCGACTGGAGAATTGTATGTTGAAAAGGGAGATATACAATTTTTTGGAACGAAAGAAAAATATTTTGAAGTTATACAGCAAATCGTACTGATGTTGCACATTCGCGAGGGAGAACTTGAATATGACATAAAATATGGGTTAAATTTTGAAAAATTATTTGGCACACATGGAAACGAAAATGAAGTTATGGAGCATATCAGAGATAAAATAATGACTAATTTTAGAGATTATTTAAGCAGATGTTATATTGAAACTTATGAATACGAAAATAGACATTTAAAAGTAAATATCGGACTTATCTTTAACAATAATGAATTGGCATTAATGAAAGGAGTTGGGATTGGTTGGCAAGAATAACAGTGAATACAGTACAGGATAATATGAATATCTTGAATAACGAATTGAAAACATTGCTAAAAGACGACTTTTCTAACGATAAACGGAGTGCTTGGTATATGCTGATGTATCCGGTTGCAAGGCTTTTAAGAGAAAAAATGGAGAGACAGCAGATACAGGCAGAAAAAATGAATTTACTGAATTGTGAAGGCGTAGAAATAGACGAACATTTGGCAAATAGTCCATTTTTCTTTAAACGTAAACAGGAAAGTCAAGCAACCGTTAAAATTGAATTGATAGGAGGGATTAATGTAGCTCTTGAGACTGGAGATGTAATTGTTGAAGCGAATGATGGAATCAGATATACACTTTCTGAAAACGGAACATTAAATAATAAAACTACTTTTGAATTTACTTGTGATACAGCAGGAGAACAAGGTAATAAGGAAGTAGGAAGTATTATTAAATTAGTTAAAGTTGTAAACGGTGTTTATGATTTCAAACAAAACGAAATTGCAGCAGGTGGTCAGGAACAGGAAAGTGACAATGAATACATCGAACGCTGGTTTTTGAGTCGTAATGAAAGTGAGTGGAATTTGGACGGAATTAGAGCAGAAGTTCTAAAACAGGAAGGTGTTAAGTCTGTTTATGCTGATGAAAATAAGACAATGCAAGTTGACAACAAAGGACTAGAACCAAAATCTATCGTATTAATAGTTGATGGTGGACGTAATGAAGATATAGCGAATGCTATATGGAAAAAAAAGGATCAGGCTATTCAAATGAACGGAGATACTGTTGTAACTGTCAAAGATAATCAAGGTATAGACAGAGAAATCAGATTTTATAGACCTAAAAAGAAAAAAGTACAAGTAAAAATTGAATTTCAGAGAGCTGAAGGCGTAAATATTCTTGAAGAAAATTTAAAAGAAATTGTAAAAGAGTATATAAAATCCTTGAAAGTTGGAGAATATATAACATCTTATAAATGTGAAAGTGAATTTATAAGAACAGTATATGCTGCTGACAAGCTGTTAAACATAGATATAACTTTTAAATTTAAAGAAAATCCAGGAAATAATTTTGTTAAGGTCTTGAAGTTAGGATTTAATGAGGTGGCTGAATATGTCGAATAATTATGAGTATTTACTTTCTAAATGTCCCTGGTGGCTTAAAAAAAATGATAATGTTCAATCTTTTTATAAAGCTGTAGCTAAATTGTTTGATGAAATTGATAAAATTTATAATTTATTAGAAAAACAGTACCTAATAGATTATGCAAACGGAGAATTTATTGATGATTTAGGAGAAAAATTTAATGTTACTAGAAACGGACAAACTGATGATAGATACAGAAATAGAATTAAATTGGCGATGAGAAAATATAAGTTAATTCCAAATTTGGAAACAATAAGCAATATTGGAGAAATGTTTACTGGATTAACACCGCTAATTAACTTGAATACAAATAATGAGCCAGCATTATATGACGTCAAATTCGTGAGTAACAGAGATTTTGATTATTCTTTAATAGATGAACTGGATTTAAACGATGTAGTGGGCGGTGGAGTAAAAGTAAATACGCACAAATGTTTGGATAATTATGTAGTCGGAATGAGATTTGGAAGTAAAACTTTAGGACAAAATATAATCAAAAACGAAGTAAATAGAAATCCAGTTTGTAACTTTGCGTATTCAAGATTTGGACGATTTGGTCGGAACAGCTTAGGACAACTGGATTTGGGAGAAGAAAATATTATTGATTTGAAATAGGAGGAAAGATGGCAAAACTAACTAAATTTAAAGCACAACAAGTGGAATTTGGCACACACTACAAAATCGAAGAAACGAACAGAGGAGATACAAAAATAAAGAGCATAACACCAGCTTTTGGAAATATAAGAGAACCGGGAACACCTGAAACAGAAGAAATTTACAATGGATTGCAACTCGGAAATATTCATACTTTACAGGCGATAAAAAACACTAACCTAAATATTGATTATTACATTTGCAATTTAGAAGGCTTGACAGAATTTGGATTAAATAATGACTTGAAATTAAGAATTACAGTAGATAATGCTAATACAAATGCAACAACAAAGCTAAGATTAAATAATGTCGATTATACATTATTAAAAGAACAAAACGGAACTTTGAAACAAATAGAAGCTGGAGACATTCATACAAACAAAACATACGAATTAATTTACAACGGAAGTCAATTTGTAGTAATAAATCTATTCAAAAATTTTGAAAGTTCTTA